ATTTCGTGCACTTTACGCTGTTGATCTTAAGATCTTCCTTGTCTTTCCTTTGACACTTCTTTTGATCTTGATCTTAGGTCCAGACCTTAAGGGCAGTAGATCCAGATCCAGATCCAGATCCAGATCCAGATCTAAGTCTTAGATCAAGATCTAAGTCTTAGATCAAGATCTATTGCGAGGATCGTGCCAACCCAGCGCATACGTTTAGTACGCGTTTTTCAGGAAAGGGGTGGAGTAGTCGCCGAAAAATTTTGGGGAAAATTCCTGTTTAAGTGCGGCTGCATCCCTTTGGTCTGATGCGTACGTTTGGTATACGTTCAGGGCCGGTTGCGTACAAATGGGATGCGAGTTGGGTGTCAAAAATTTGACGGTATCCAAATCGGGGGTTAATGATAGGAAAACCCGGTAAAAATTCTTTGTCGGGGGGCGAAAAAACACTTGACTATCTACCTTGAATCACGTAGTATATAGAATAGAGGGTAAAGAGCGAAGGGGGAGGTGAGGTGTGCCGGAGGAAAAAGCCCCTGTTATCGAACAGTTAGATACCGTCCACGGGCCGGAAGGCTCCCCCGGAAACCGCGAGGCCCAAGTCGTCGACTACCTGATCCGCAAAGCGAAGGGCGAAAAACTGGACCCGCCACCCGGATATACCATAACCGGCCGTAAAAAATGGAAACGACCACCCGCACCAAGAGGACCGTACGTCCGACACGTAAAAACACGAGTCATCCCGGACGAGAAAATGCAGGAGATGTTCACCGTCTATTGTAATATGCCGAACTACGCGTACGTGGCGCGAGTTACCGGAGTTCATATGGCAACGGTCAGAAAATACGCGGTCTCGCAGGCATGGGAAGAACGCCGTGAGAAAATCCTGCTCGCCGCTCGTGATAAAACCGACTATACCGTCGAAAAGGCAACAACCCAATCACTCGAAATGCTCCAAACACTAAAACAGAAAATCCGCGACAAAATCGATACCCTTACAACCGACGACTTGTCGACCGATACACTCGTCGCCGATTTCGAACGACTCGTCAAATTGGAACAGGTGCTCCTCGGAGGAGTGGGAGACCGCCGGGAAGTCGTCTCAACACACGAGGAACGAATAAAATCGCTCCGCGTCTCCCGCGGAATGCGAGAGTTGCCTAAAACAGTCGAAGGAGAACTCGTGCAATGAAGTATGTAAAAAAACCCGTCGTGATCGATGCTCTGCGATGGACCGGAAAAAACCTCGAAGAGGTGGAACAGTTTGCTGGAATGAATCTGTATCTGAATACGGTCGGTGAAATAAGGATCGGAACGATCGAGGCGCAGACCGGGGAACATTTAACGGTCCGGGGAGTGATGACCGCGCAAATTGGCGATTGGATCATCCGGGGCATCGCGGGAGAGTTCTATCCGTGTAAATCGGATATATTCGACGCCTCCTACTCTCCGTCGGTGGAAGTTAAATAATGACGAAAATCGCGCGCGTCTTCCCACGACGCACCTCGGCAACGCCAACCGACGAACTCGCGTTTATAAACGAACCTCCGGGAATGTTCCCGCCCGAGGTCGACGAAGTGCACGTGTCGGTCTCGTTCGGCTGGGACATCCAAACCGGAGAACGCCTCGCGAAAGAATGGAGACACATCGCTCCGGTCAAGATGGACGGACCGGCCTTGGGAACGAAAGGCGAAGCCTTTACTCCCGGTCTGTATCTCGGCGAAGGATATACGATCACGTCCCGAGGTTGCCCGAACCGCTGCTGGTTCTGCCGCGTTTGGAAAACCGACGGGGATATCCGCGAACTCCCGATTAAACCCGGATGGATCATCGCCGACGATAATATCCTTGCGACAAGTAGAGAACATTTCGCGAACGTAATGCAAATGCTCGCCGAACAACGAAACCCGGCGGTGTTCTCGGGAGGACTCGAATCCGCGCTCCTTACCCCGTGGCACGCAGGGTGTTTGCGGAAACTTCGCACCGAACGCCTGTACTTCGCCTATGACACACCAAACGACCTCGAACCCCTGCGCGCAGCCGGGAAAATGCTCCGCGGGGCGGGGTTCGATCCGTTCTCCCAAAAACTGCGCGCGTACGTGCTCTGTGGTTGGGGAAAAGGGGATCGTGGAAAATACTCCGAAGGCGATACGTTCGACGCCGCCGAGAAACGAATGAGAGAAACGATCGACGCCGGGTTCTTCCCGTACGCAATGCTTTGGCACGATAAAAACGGGAAGATGCCGACGTCTTGGCGAAAGTTCCAAAGCAAATGGGTGCCGCAGCAACGCGTGTCCACTCAGATCCCGCGACGCGACGGGACGCTCGCGAAAGAGCCGGAAGACGTAAACCTCCCGCTGTTCGGTCACTCGTATGGGTAAAAAAAGAGCCCCGGAAGCCTTAAAGGAATTTAATAAGTTCTTCGATAAGGCCGCGCCGAAATCAACGCGCAAAATCGTCAAAAGCGCGGTGCCGGATGAACTGTCCCTCTTTACCGACTTCAAGACCTACTGTCAGGAATTCCTATGGATAAGGAATAAACGCGGACAACTCGTTCCGTTTATCTTCACAACCCCGCAAAATAAACTCTCCGAACGACTCGACTACGAAACAAAACGAGGAAATACACGCCGATTAATCCTTAAGTACAGACGACCCGGAATCACAACGCTTATGCAAGCCAAATCGTTCTTCTTAACCGCGAATAACGAAAATATGCAGGCGGCAACGCTCGCGCATGATAACCAATCAACCGCGAAAATCTTCGAGATCGCGCTACTCTACTACAATAAGTTGATCCAATGGGCAAGACCGCTGCGCTCTACCGAAAACAAAAAGGAACTGAATTTCAAGGGCCTCGGATCAATCTTCTACATCGGAACCGCGGGCGCACAAGCGTTCGGACGCGGACAAACACTGCAACGAGTCCACGGATCGGAAGTCGCGTTCTGGCCTAAATCAACCGACGTCGCATCGTTGATCGCGGGACTCCTTGAGGCGTGCTCGCACGGCGAGGTCGACCTCGAAACAACCGCGAACGGCCACGGCAACTGGTTCCATAAAACGTGGACGGCGGCTAAAAACGGCGAAAACGAATGGGTGCCGATCTTCCTCGCGTGGAACGACGACCCGGAACTGTCTATCTATACGACCGCGAAATACGACGAGATGCAACTAACAACAAAAGAAGAAGAACTGATCAAAGCGTACACACTTAAACCATCCCAAATCCTCTGGCGTAGAAAAAAAATGCGCGAACTCTACGACCCGGACCGGGGAAACCTTATCTTCTATCAGGAATACCCGATCAACGACGTCGAGGCGTTTATTTCAACCGGAAGTTGCTTCTTCGACGCGGAACAAATAGCGCACCGCGCGTCCCTTATACAAAAACCGATACAATACGGAGACTTAAACCGCCTGAAAGTCTGGGAGGAACCGATCGTCTACCATTCGTACGCGATCGGCGCGGACGTCGGCGAGGGTGTCCCCGACGGCGACCGTACGTGCATCGTTGTGATCGATACGGATACGTGCAGGGAAGTCGCGTCGTGGACAGGAATCTGCTCGCCGGAAGACGCCGCAAGAAAATCGGCCGACCTCGGACTCCTCTACAACAAAGCGATGATCGCGCCCGAGGCAAATAACTACGGGCACTCGATGATCAATACCCTCTTAAACGATCTCTGCTACCCGCACCTTTACCAACACGCCGACTACATCCCGGTACGGACCGAATCGGGCGAAAACAAAACACCCAAGTACGGCTGGCAAACCAACGCGAAAACACGTCCAATCCTGATCACCGAGTTCCGCGAAGCAGTACAGGGCGGGTTCTATCAGCCAAACGACGCGGAACTCTTCTCGGAATGCATGACCTTTATCGACAACGGACATGGAAAATACGAACACTCCGCGGGAGCGTATGACGACCGTATCTTCGCACACGCGATCGTGTGGCAGGCGCGTAAAAAACAAATAGACTTGACATCTTTCGAGAAATTCGCGATTGATACTGGACATAGATCCATAGACGCCCAATGGGAGGTCTGATCAAATGGGGATAATGTCCTTTTTAAGGCAATCCTTCTACGAGCAAATCCCACCCCCAGACAATTTCAACGGTGAAGTCGCAAGGCAACTGGACGATATCTACCGACAATGGATGTACGCCCTCCGAAAATATAACCCCGACCTTCTCGCCGCGAAAAAAGGCGGACTGAAAATCTATAAGGATATGCGCGAAGACGATCAGGTGAAGGCGTGTCTCCAACTTAAAAAATCCGCCGTGATCACCCCCGGATGGGATATCGAGGGGGGAAACGAAGAACAGGTGGATTTCTTAAACTTCGTGTTCGACCAGATGGAAGGAACGATGGACGGATTCATCGTGTCGCTTCTGTCGGCCTTCGACTACGGATTCTCGCTGCACGAGAAAGTCTTCAACTACGTGGATCAAGGGACGTACAAGGGAAAGATAGGACTAAAAGCCCTTCGGCCGAAATCGCCGACACGAATCGATTTCGACACGGACGACTTCGGAAACCTGAAACCGGACGGCATAACACAACGGCAAAACTCCGGGACGTACCTTAGACTCCCGGTCGATAAATTCATCCTCTATACCTACCAGAAGGAATTTGACAACCTGTACGGCGAGTCGGACCTCAAATCGGCGTACCGGCCGTGGTTCGTCAAAACCAACGTGCTCAGGTATTGGGCGATCTATCTGGAACGATTCTCAATACCGATCGTAAAAGGCAAAACGACCTCCGGACGAGTGACCGACGCGCAACGCGACGATTACAAGAAACTTATGACCGCGATCCAAGCGGGAATGTCGATCCTCCTTCCAAACGATATGACGATGGACCTCCTCGAATCCTCTCGAACCGACCGGGGAGTGTTCAATCAGGCGATCGACGCGTTCAACGTCGCTATCGCACGGTCGATCCTGATCCCGCAGTTAATGGGACTCGTTCCTCAAGCCGGTGTCGGCTCCTACGGGAAATCGGAAACGGACCTTAAAGTGTTCGATTGGGTGCTCGGAGCGATCGGAAAAGAAATACAAGACGTTATTAACGAACAACTCGTCTGCCAGTTGATCGATATAAACTACGGGACCCAAGAATCCTATCCGAAATTCGAGATCAAACCGCTGAAACAAGAGGATAAAACCCGGATCGCCGCGGCGTGGGGCGAGGCAGTCGCGCGCGGAGCGGCAACGTCGACGATCGAAACGCAGAAATGGATACGCGAAATGCTCGACGCGCCGGAAATAACCCCGGACGAGGAAAAACAGATCGACAAGGAAACCGAACTTCTCTTAAATCCCCCGCAACCGGCAGGAGCAAGCGGACTCGCCGGTAAAAATCCGTCCGGCGGCAAAAACAAGATGGCGAACTCGCCGGGGAAAGCCAACCAGTACGCGCATCTATCCGGGCCGGAAGGAAGAATCGATTGGGATCTGTACGAGAAAGCGTTCGACGAAATAGAATGGGCAAGCAAAGACGAACTGTCAAAGACGTTCGCGGAAAATATCTACGCGCTCATAAAAGACGCAAAAAAAAAGCCCTGACCCCTGACCGAATCGTGCTCCCGAAAGCCGGGAGCATAAAGACCGCGGTTCAAAATATGCTCGATGGAGCGATCGACCTTGGAATCCGACACGCGGAAAACGAAATCGGTCTGCAACCGAAGACGTTCGCGCGTTCGGTCCGCCCGTTGATCGGGTCGATCAATACCGTGTTGGAAGAATACGCGCGGACACGGGCGTTCTGGATCACCGGAATCATTAAGCAGGATATCCTCGACCAAACGAAAGCGATGTTGTTTGCTTGGACGAAAACCCACCTCGAACCGTATCCGGACGATCAACTCGTCTCGGATATAACACTACTCTTGAAAGACTATCTCCCGATCGGCGTGAACGCGGCCGCGCGCGCGGAAACGATCGCTCGGACAAATATAAATGATATGTACAACTATACGAGAGTGCAGGTGCTTTCCGCTCCGGAACTCTCCGGGTTTGTCATGGCGTTCATGTACTCGGCGATCCTCGACGGACGGACGACCGAGATATGCAGAACCTTGAACGGACGGATCATGACAAAGGACGAGGTTCCGCGATGGCTACCGCCAAATCACTACAACTGCAGGTCGGTGATCGTGCCGGTAACGTCGATGGATCGGGGATGGGAAGCGGCGTACATGGCGCAACCGCCGATCCCCGCCGACGTATCTCCGCAGGAGGGGTTTTGATGGACGCACTTGACGAAGGATGCTATCTTTCGTCGACCGTAGAACCGGTTTTGCTAAGTTACGGCGGACTCGAAATAATGATCGATCCGCTTTGCTGTTTTGTTATTGAACAGGTATACAAAAGCGTAGATTCATATAAAGGCGAACTGAAAGTCGCAGTAGATATAGGAGCGCACGTCGGAGTGTTTACGATGTTCGCGGCGCAAAGAGGCGCACACGTTCATGCGTTCGAGCCTTGCGCTGAGAATTCCGTAATGTTTATGAGGAATATGGAGCATAACAAGGATTCCCTTCTTGGGAAAATATTCTTTTACCAGTTAGCCGTTACGGAAAAAACGGGGGATATCCTCGAACTTAAGGGAGGGAAAAACACCGGACAAAGATCTCTCCTGTATAACGACGACTACATCGTAGTCAATAAATGCCGGACCGTATCGTTAAAGCAAGTGATATCGGATGTGATGACGCATTACGGAAGGATAGATTACCTGAAGATGGACGTCGAGGGGTACGAATGGAAACTGATCGATACCGCTGACGAGGAACTGAAACGGATGATCGGACGGATCTCGCGTGTCGATATATCCGAGCATCCCTTAAACGACGAACACCATTTTACTCGCGGGCCGGATTTGGACTACGGGTCGAAAATGAACGACTTCCTCCTTGGCTGCGGATTAAAACAGTCCTCGATCGGACATGGGTGATAAATATATGTTGACGTATGATCCGCATTCGACGTACTCTCGCCTTTAAGGAAGGAGAAAGCCTATGACAACGGAAAAGGGAAAACAGTACGCGCAGAAACTTGTCGGTGTCGATATATTCCAAACCGGAAAATGGAACGGAGACCCGTACTCGACCGACGACCTCGATCAGATGGTGCTCGCGTTCGGATCTCTCCCGTATAAAGTGCCACTAAAATTCGGACACACGGAGGCCCAACGATGGTTCGGTCAGGAAGACGGTGCGCCTGCATTAGGATGGGTGGATTCGCTTCGAAGAGTCGGGCAAAAACTCGTCGCGGATATCGTCGGTGTACCAGACGCAATCGTCTCCTTGATCTCCCAAGGGAACTACAGGAACAAATCCGCGGAAATATACTGGAATTACGTCGATCCTGCGGGTAAACGCTGGCCGCGCGCGCTTAAGGCGGTATCCCTCTTGGGCGCAGATATACCCGCCGTAACGACTCTTGAGGATCTCGCAAGAGTCCTCATGTCCGACGAACAACGCGCCGTCGCTTATAGCGAGGGCGGGGAGGGCTGTCTGACAAAAGAGTACACACTCCCACAAGGAGGAAAAGAGATGTCCCAAGAAGAAATCAAGCGGTACACGGACGAGATCGAAGGCTTGAAAACCAAGGTAAAGGAGTTGACCGATAGTTTCGCGAAAACCAAGACCGATCTGGAGAAATCCCTGTCGGAAATGGAAGCGCGAGCGGTCAAGTCGGAATCGGAACTCGCGGGCAAAGACGAGAAACACGCCGTCGCGCAGTTCTCCGAGAAGGTCGAGTCGCTCGTAAAAGAAGGGAAAGTGCTCCCGGCGGAAAAAGACGACCTGATCCTTCAGTTCGTCGCGCTCGGATCGGGCACGAAGAAGTACGCGGACAAGGAATTCAACCCGCGGGAGTTGATCGTCAAGTCGCTCGAAGCACGCAAGAAACTCGTCAACTTCAGGGAAAACGGGTCAGGAGGGGAGACTTCCTCGGACGACGATCCGGTGTCCGTCAAGGTCGACAAGATGGCTCAGAAGATCGTCTTCG